TTCAGCGGTGTGTTAAAGTCATGGGGTGCTACTATTAGTAGAATATTTGGTGCCAATAGTCCTGTGATGAGAGCATTGCGTGCTGTTGCGGCAGTTGCTGGCGCTGTTATTGGCGGTGTTAGCGCAGCAATGGGTCTCAGTGGAGATGGCGGAGCAGAAGAAGGTCCCGCTGAACCTAGAGAACCAGCAGCAACTTCTAGAATAATTCAACCAGGTGCTGGTGCTAAACAAGCGGCCGCAGAAGCAAAACGTGCAGACGATGAAGCCAAACGTAGACGTCAAGCAGTAGAAACAATTCAACGTCAAGCACAAGCATATAAAGACAACACTGAAGAAGCAAGAAAGAACTTGCAAATTGGCTACGACATGATTGGCATGAGCGATGACTTAGTCAAAGTTCAAGAAGCCGGCAATCGCGTAACAGAAGCAGCCACAAAAGAAATTGAAAGATTACAAGAACAAAGACTGCGTTTGACCTATGAAGAAAACAGCGCAGAACAAATTGCTGCCATTGATAATGCTATCGCAGCAATACAGCGACAAACGGCTGCTGATCGTGCTGCCACAGAAGAAATTGTTCGCAATGGTGAAAAGAAGAAACTAGCATTTGAAACAGAAATGAATGCTCGCAAGCAGATCATGGACATTGTTAGTGGCGGTGGTGATTTCCGCACACAACTTGCACAGCAACAGCAACTAGCAGACGCAGAGAATGAATTAGTTCGTAAGAAACTAGAAATGCAGTTTGAAATGGAACGTGCAAATCAACAAGCACTTCTCGAACTACGCAAGAAGTATGTTGGACAAGAAATACCAGCAGTTGAACTTGCCGCACTAGAACAGATACGTGTAGCACGCCAACAAGAACTAGAACTTAACCAACGTGCGTTAACTGAAGACTTTGATCGCAGACGCACATTCATTTATGGTTGGACTGAGGCAGCAAAGAAAGCAATTACACAATTGCAAGAAACTGTCGCAGACCAAGGTGCATATGCACAGCGTATCTTTGACACAATTAGTCAAGGCTTTACCAACAGCATTATGAAGTTTGTTGAAACAGGCAAACTAAGTTTCAAAGACTTGTTTAAGAGTCTAATGACAGAAATTATTAAGATGCAGATGAACAAATTGTTCTTAAGCATCTTTGGTAAGGCTGGACCATTAGGCAGCGTATTTGCTGGACTATTTGCTGATGGCGGTCACATTCCAGGTGGCAAGTATGGTATTGTTGGTGAGCGTGGACCAGAACTTATCCGCGGACCAGCAAGCGTAATTGGCACAGATCAAACTGCACAACTAATGAATGGTGGTGGTGCTAGCATCACACAAGTAACATATAATATCAGTGCAGTTGACAGTAGAAGTTTCAAAGACTTAGTAGCAAGCGATCCAGCGTTTATCTATAACGTAACACGTGCTGGTGCTAGGAGAATACCACGATGAGTTTACAAACAATAATTGATAACGCAAGCAGCATTGCCATTGACAAACGCAAAGTAACCAGCAGTGTGCTAACACGCAGTGGTGTGCTACGCACAACTGCATTCTTAGGACATCAACCTTACTTCTTTACTGTTAATTTTAGTGCTAGTTTAAAATACAGCACCAACAGAGACTTGCTAGAAGATTTAGATGCTTTAGATCGTGTTAATGAAGAAACCATTGACATTGGTCTTTCTAATACCAATTTAAGTTACATTACACGCTATCAAGGCAATGCCAGTAACGCAAGTTTATCCAGCATCACAGTTAACAACGTTGCTGACTTTGGTAACTTGTATCTAAACTGTAGCAGTGTTACTGGATCAACAGGTCTTCTATTTAAGAAGGGTGACTTTATTCAACCCAAAGGTAACAGTAATGTGTATCGTTATACATATCAAGTTACCAATGATATATTATTAAGCAGTGCTGCTGGCAACGGTAACGTTGCAGTGTCAGTGCATCGCAGATTGTTTGAACAGCCAGGTCAAACATTCATTGGCGGTGGTATCAAAGTTGGTTCACAAGTAACTTGGCCAGTTAAAATGTTACAAAAACCCAACTACACAATTCTACCCTATGATAGAGTTGTGTTTGATGGTGAGTTTCAATTAGTTGAAGTTATGCAGGATTTCGTTTCATGACAACACCAATAAGTCAAGTAGAAGATACAAACTATGTGCAACATTGTTTGTTAGTAGCATTACAGTTAGATGATGTAAATTATTATCTAAGCACTAATCGCAGACCACTTACTTTTGGTGGTAACAGTTTTAATGCACTAGGTTGGCTACTACAAGTAAGTGAAATACAAAGTGATTTAAAAACCAACAATGCTGATTTAAACATTGCACTCAGCGGTGTGCCTGAAGATTTAATTAGCACAGTATTAACTGCACCTATCAAAGGTGGGCAAGTGTCAGTTGCACGTGCTTTCCAAAAAGGTAGCACCTTACAAGCATATCCACGTTACTATGGTATTATTACAAACTTTGCAATTGAAGAACAAGACGATTACCTAGCACGTGATAGAACTTATACTGTTACAATTACTTGTGCAAATATCAACACACTGATGGAAAACACAGTTAGTGGACAAAGAACCAATGGCAGTGACCGTAAGAAATACTTTCCAGGTGATATTAGTTTTGATCGTTGTAAAGATTTACAAAACGTAAACTTTGACTTTGGTAAGAAATATACTGGCGGCAGTGGATACAGCGGCAGTTACAGTCCAACTGGTCCTGGCTTTTATCCAGGTTTCCGTCCAGGTGAAGATTTTAACTTTAATTTGCCATAAGGATGAAGATATGATTAGACGTGCAGGTGTAGACGATATAGATAGAATTATCGAGTTGTTGGAAAATTTTGCCAATGCTGCTCCAGTAGAATTTTATCATAAACCTAAATACAATACACAACATGTGGTTCGACAACTGGGTGAAATACACAAGGCAGGTGTAATACTAGTAGGCGAAGTAGATGGCAAGATAGAAGGCATGATTATTGCAAAGACATGCAGTGATCCATGGCTACCACAGATTAAGATCATGCGTGAGATGGCTTGGTGGGTTGAACCCAAGCAACGCATGGGAACATTAGGTTATAAATTGTTAAAAGAATATCAAAAAATTTGTAAAGAACTAGTAGCACAAAAAAAGATTACTGCCTTTACAATTACAACACTAACAGAAAGTCCAATCAATGATATGAGTCGTTGGGGTTGGCGTCCTATAGAACAAAATTACGTGTATGAGGAGGTAGCATAACATGGCGGTGTTTACAGCAATTGCCACAGCAATCGTAGGTGCTATTGGTATTACCGGCACGCTGGCTACCATTGCCACTGCATTCGTAGCAACTGGACTTGCAATCGGCACAGCAAAGATTTTAGGTGTAATGGATGCACCTAAGGCTGGTGAAGATCCGGGTGTTAAAGTTCAGTTACCTCCTGCAACAGACAATAAAGTTCCGCGACTGTATGGGCGTAACTTTACTGGTGGCACTATCATAGACGCAGAGATTAAAAATCAAAACAAAACAATGGCATACTGTCTTGTGCTCAGTGAGATGAGCGACATTTATGCAGAGACATGGACAGTAAATGACATTTTCCGCGGTGACGTAGAATTAAACTTTGGTGGTGGTTATAGTGTAGTAAGCACATTTGACCCAAACGCAACAGCATCTACAGCACAAGCAGGTAAAATTCGTGTGCGTGTTTATGCTGGCGGTAGTGGCAGTGCTAATCAAATCTTTCCAACCACTGGTGCAGTAAACGCATATGGTGGCACTGGCACAAGTAAAACCTGTCAGTTTCTAAACTGGAGTGCCAGCAACACAATGACAGACCTAGTGTTTGCTATTGTTGAAATCGATTATGACGCTGAGAATGACCTAGTTGGACTAGGTGCATTTACATTTGATATTCAAACAAACTTAAGAATACCATCAGCATGTTTAGTAGACTATCTAAACAATGATCGTTATGGTATGGGCAACGTTAACTTTCCAGTTAGCGTAAGTGGCAACACTATTACTACATATAATCTAGACAGCACAAGTTTAAACAAATGGGCCGCGCATTCGATCACTAACAATGTGTATATCAATGGTGGCTTAAGCACCTTTGATCCAATTAAAGCAAACTTAAACAAAATTTTAATGAGTGGTGCTGCATTCTTTACCTACAATAATAAAACAGGTTCATTTGCTGTAGTAGTTAACGAAGCAGCCAATGCCGCAGTCAAAGCAAATGCATTTGTGCTCAGTGATGACAATCTAGTAGGTGCGTTGGGTGTAACCAGCACTGATTTGTATAGCATGTATAATCAAATGGAAATTGAGTTCCCCAGTGTTATACAAAAAGATCAAACTGACACAGTGTTCTTAGAAATACCTAGCGCACAACGCAATATCAATGAACCAGATAATAAAATAAATGTGCGTTTTGAATTGACCAATGACCGTCAAGTTGCAATCAACCTTGCTAATATTGACCTACGTCAAGGACGTTACACAACTGTGGTAACTGCCAAAGGTGATTTTACAACTTATCCATTAGATGTAGGTGATATTGTTAAGTTAAACAACGACACATTTGGTTATGAGGATAAATTATTCCGCGTAATGCAAACCAAAGAAGTTGAAACTGTTGAAAGTATGCTTTACAATGAATTAGTATTGTTAGAATATGATGACAGCATTTACACTTGGACCACAGAAAGTCCCAGTGCTAATATCAACCCCAGCGGTATCCCTGGTTTCTTTAACTTGAATACATTGAATTCACCAGTCATTGGTAACGTGTATATTGTTGACAATCCTAAAGCAAACGCAAACATCTTTGATGAATTTGGCGATCCTGTAAGTGCAAACGTAGGCATTGATGCAATCTTAACCACAGCAAACAGCACATTGGCAAATACAAATCCAATTATTGCGTTCCCATTCTACGTGCCTTCAAATACATCATATGATGTATTACAAGTTGCATACACTGATGTTAATCAAACATCAAACTCACAAACCAGTGTTAGAGTTGTAGATCAAATTACACCTCCAAATAATGAAAGCGTGTTTATACCAAATAGAACATATTGGTATACCAGCGATGTAATTAATAGATTTACAAACCTTAACGGTGGTAGTGAATATGCATTTGATATTAGATTTAAGAATACATTGGAAACAACACCAATTGTAAGTAATGATGCATTCTATCCATGGTCAATACCAATCAATACACGTGAAACAATTTTTAACAAAGAAATGGCCACATATGGTGCTGGCACACAGTTAGATACCAGCGGACAAACTACCACAGGCGAAATACCCAGTGGCACAACATTCATTGACGTAACAGATCCAGTGCCTTATGTAACAACTGGTATTGAACCAACAACATATAGATTAATGGGATCAGGCACACCTAGTGGTGAGTATGAAGATGCTAATGGTTTAATTACCTATGACCTAGGATTTGGTGCAGTGGCTAATGTAACATTCGCAAATGCTACTAGCAGCACCAATGTTATCTTTGATGATAGTGGAACTAATGGTGTAGGGTTATCTGGTGTTCCGCCATTGGTAATGTATGACAGCAATGATATTAACCTAGATCCTGCAACACTAAGTTTAGAAATACCAACAGTAAAAGCAGATATGAAACCAGTATCCGCTGAACTAGTTGCACAAGGTTACAGCACATTAGGTAACACTACAATTGACAGAGGATTCTTTAATGTGTCACTGGAACTAACAAAGATTACACGCAGTGAGGTTGAACCATAATGTATAGAATACTTTATAACAAAACCACAGGTTATATTGCTAATTGTAAACTTATGACTGAAGGGCAATTGGCACTATATCTAAAATCAAATCCTCAAAATGATTACCTAGATGGCAGCATTGCTACACGTGATGTTAAAGACTTTTGGGTTGATCCACAAACAAAGATGATAGGCCCAAAACCTAAAAAAGCCATTAACATTGCTGACTACATAAGAACAAAGCGTGTTGCGGCACTAGCAGAAACTGATTGGACACAATTGCCAGATAGTCCTCTGACACAACAAATGCGTGAAGCATATGCAGTGTATAGACAAGCCTGGAGAGATTTGCCAGAAGAGCAAAGCACAATAAATAATATTGCAGATATACAGTGGCCCATAAAGCCTTAAGGAGAAGATATGAGATATCACATTTATGTAAGTTTTAGACATCCTAAATTCCAAGTTAAGCAGCATTTCTATGCTGCCGATAGAGAAAGTGTAATGGTGCAGATTGATGACTATATGCTTAAGAGCACAGCCAGCAGTTACACAATCATTGATGAAGGAGAAGTAGCATGACCGAACAAACAAATACACCAACAGAATTAGATCCTGTTGAACAAAATCGTCTTGCAATGCTTGAAGAAGCACGTCGCTTATTAGCAGACGCAGAAAGACCTTTGTTTGAAAATGCACCTCCACCATTTTCAGTTTTTAACAATCAAATCGAGCAGCAATGAGTAGATACAATAAATTTGGCTTTTACAAAAACAAGTATAGCGTAGGACAGTTAAGTGGTTATACCAACACCTATCCTAAATATCCTTCGTTGCCAGATTCAACAAAATTCTTTGAATTTATGCGTGGCGGCTTTACACGCAACAGTGCACCAGTGGCGAACGTTGACGTAGTAAGCATCGCACCATTAAACAATAGAAATACATTAATATACAATAACGGTTTCTTATTGCCAGATGGTAATGTAGCATTTCATTCATATGGTGCACCAATTGGCGGTAATACAACAATTTCAAAATACAATGCAGAAACAAATAGTTTTTCAATTGTATCTACTTCATTTCCTGTTTCTGGGGATTTATACAAATCAGGCACTATGTGTCGTGATAGCAAATTTAGATTGTATATTGGTGATCAAAGCAGTTTAAAATATAATAGAGTATTAGAAGTAAACACTACTACACTTGCAATTACAGAAAAAAGCGTGCCTGCATATGATAGCACAAGTAAACAAATTAATTTGTATAGTCCTACGCAATTAGACTATACATTGTGGCATAAAAATTTACTAGCACCTAAATTAACTAATAATTTTAGTAATATCAATATTGGTTATTTTTGGATTCACGATTTAAATGCAAATACATTTACAAGAACAAGTGCAGTATATGATGGTAGAACCTCAGTTCAATTACCTCAAGCAGATAATGTTAATATGGTTCAGCATCCTGTAAATGGTAATGTATACATTATTCCGGGTGAAGGATTTGTTCGCAATGGTGAAAGAAGCAGTGGTATAAATCCAAATGGTTATGATCCACGTGTTATTGTAGAATATAATCCATTTACTGATACCACACGTAGATTTACACCTAATGGTGCAAATTTAAGTGTAAATAATCCTACGCAGATTGGCCAATTAAATGCTTACACAGAAAGTTTATTTGGTTCAACAGCATTAGGTGTTGATGGTAATATCTATTGTTTCCCAGGTGTATGCAGAACAGATATTCTAGCATTTAATCCTGTAAGCAATACCAGTGTGCAAGGAACATTTAATATTTTTAGCAACACTGGCAGCAATACTATTGTTACATATGGTGCAATAACTGCGCCTGATGGTTATATCTATGCCAAAGCCAGAGGTGTGCAAACTGCACGTTTTAGTGGTGAACAAGACTTTTGGTTAGCAATTGATACTAATCCAACCAGCGCAACTTATCGACAAGGAACTTGTATTCCAGTAGATCCTTTGGGCATAAACACCAATTTAGGCAGTGGTAAGCAAACATCAATTGTTATGAGCAAGAATGGTTTGATAATGGGGCAACCTAATACAACAGAATTTATGGCAACACTGCAAACATATGGCAATGGTGGTTACTTTGTATCACATCACCCGTCATTGAACATGAACAGTTGTGTCATAAACTAACTGTTTTAGCAACAAAAACAAAAAAACATATAAATAGTGTATAACGGCTAACAAGCCTCAGTTTGTTAGCAAGTTCCTTCAGGAGTCGACAATGAGTGGCAGATTACTAGATTTTAGTGCATATTTGGGTGGACCGGATAACGTTCAAGTTATCGAAATGTTCCCCAGCACACAAAAAACCTTTACATATAACTTTGGAACAAACGTTTCAAACTTTGAATTTACAGCAGACCGCCAAACAATTGTATTAGATACAGTTACATATGACCGCACAACCGGTGAACCTAACTTTACAGATACATCAGTAATTGGTTTCTTTGCTAACGCTGAAATTTCAAACGTAAACATTGTAACAAGTCAAGCAGCCAGCGGTATTATTAAATTTACAATTCCAGCAGGCAGATACACAGGCAATATTTTCCCTAATGCTAGAGAAAATGTTGTAATGACTGTGGTAGGTTTTACATGGACTAATACTGGTGTTACGCCAAACACTGTTGATTCACATCGTTGGGGTATCATTGAACGATATGAGCCCGATGTTCCAATTGGAGATCCTAGACAATCACCTGGCTATACATCGTTAGTAGTGGAGTAACATAACATGGCAAACATTACTGTAAGTGTGCCTGAAACCACTGTTAATGTTAACGTTACTAATGAAACAGTCAACGTAACAACAACAATTAGCAATGTTATTGCAGGTGAAACACAAGTTATCAGCGTTGATGAAACGCTAGTAAATAATGGTAACCTAAGCGGAAATATTACACTAGATTTAGATGCTGGTCGTCTGCATAGCGGAACACTAGTTGGTAACATCACTGCTATTTCTTTTGTAGGACTTGAAGCAGGTCGTAGTGCAACTATCTTACTAAAACAAGATGCTGCTGGTGGTAACTATTTAAATACTACAACATTTCCTAGTGCATGGAGCAATTGGGAATTTGCAAACAATTTTAAAGACCTAGATATCAATGCCAATGAATGGAACGTTATCTCATTCTTCTATGATGGCAGCAAAATTTATGCATCACTAATTGTTGAGCAAACACTTGCAATTAACAACAGTGACCTAGCAAATAGTAACATAACTGTTAACGGCACAACAATTGCATTAGGTGGCAGCGGCAATATTGCTAACTTTGGTAACCTAACTACAACACAACTTGTTGAAGGAACACAACTATACTTCAATACTGCACGTGCAAGAGCAGCATTAGTTGCTGGCACAGGTATTAGTTATAACACTACCACAGGTGTAATCAGTCTCGCTGACACTGGATATATTTCAGGTGTTACTGCTGGTAGCGGTTTAACCGGTGGCGGTGATACTGGTAACGTAACACTAAACGTAGGTGCTGGCACAGGTATCACAGTCAATGCTGACAACGTAGCAGTAAACATGGCTGCGTTTACAACAACAGACCTAGCAGAAGGCACTAACTTATACTTTACCGCAGCAAGAGCACGTGGTAACGTAAGTGCAACTACTGCAACTGGTATTAGTTATAACAGTGGCACTGGTGTATTCAGTTTAGCAAGTATTCCAAACAGCAGTCTAACAAATAGTTCAATCACTATCAATGGCACCGCAGTTTCATTAGGCGGCACAAGAACACTAACAACCAGTGACATTGCTGAAGGCACTAACTTATACTTTACAGCCGCAAGAGCAAACAGCAACGTAGTATCATACATTGCTACTGTGCCTCTAACAGTTGGTGGTAACTTAGATGTTACAGGAAATATTAACGCAACTGGTAACATCAATTATCAAAACGTTACTGACTTGTATGTTACTGATCAAAAGATTACACTAAACAGTAATGCTGCAACAAATGCAAACGTTGAAGTAATTGCATTTAGACCTACTGCAACTGATACAAAATTAAAGTGGAATGAACAAGCAACACGCTGGGAGTTCACAAACAATGGCACAACATATTATCCAATTCCTACAAGCACAACTGATTTGGCTGAAGGATCAAATCTTTGGTTTACCGCTGCCAGAACAAATACTGCTATTGACAATTATCTCATTGGTGGCACTGGCATCAGTTATTCAAGTGGCACTATTGCTTTAGACTTTACAGAGTTTAGCACTACTAACATTGCAGAAGGTTCAAACCTTTGGTTTAGCAATGCACGTGTAAACAGTTTTATTCAGGACAATATCACCACAACTGATATCACTGAAGGCACAAACTTATACTTTACACCAGAAAGAGTACGTGGTAATATCAGTGCCGCAGAAAACATTACTTACAATAGCACAACTGGTGTTATTGGCATGGCTAATAGTCTAGCCAATGTAAGCACAATTACTGCCCAAGCAGGTCAAAATTTAACTTTAAATACTGCCAATGGTTTAATTACACAGCAGAAATACAATAACACTAATGTTTTCAGCGGTAACATCAGCAGTGATGGTTATGCACTGTTTACTGCCAACCAATACGGTGGTGAATATGTTACATACACTGGTAGTGCAAATATTCAAAACTATATGTTTGAATTTGGTAGTGCTACTGCGGGGTCAAATGCAATCACTGGTGTGTCATTATTAAATTATTTTATAGATGCACCAGAAAGCCTTAGTAACGCACAAGTAGGTTTGTTTATTCACCGCACAGAATTTGATACTATTCCGTTCCCAGTTGGAACTCGTGTAACCAGTGTTGATGCAGCAAACAGTATTATCTATGTAAATCAAAATGCAACTGCAACAACTAATATATCACTAAACATAAGTGCAGGAGTTGCATGGGGAT